TGCCACCGTGCCGGGTTCGCCAAGGTAAAAATACGAGCGGTCTTTTACGCCACCAGCATAGTCGCGCAGGCGCTCGGCCTCCGCCCCTTTGATGCCAGTGCCGTACCTCTTGGGGTCTAACATTTGCAAGTTGGGGTCGTTGCTGAAGTGAGTCAAAACCGATTGGGTTTCGGTTCCCTTAACGGGTCGGTTTGCGGCTTCAAGATATGAAGGCATTCCGCCAGTGTACTTTGGACTCAAGAACTCAGGAGGCAGTAGAACGGCCTTGTTGGGCGCGAACTCAAAGCCTGAATAGGCTTGCCGCTTGGCCGCAATAATCTCATTTAGCAGAGCCTTGTCACCCTTCCTGCGGGCTTCGTTTGCCATGCTGTCATACATTGCCAATTCGGCCTTCAAGTTTGCGTTCAGTGGGCTGTAGTTGACCATCGAATTCTGACCACGGGTTTCCGCCGTCATAGCCAACCTTGCCAGTGGGCTGTACATTTGGCTGTGGATGGCCCATGCCATCTCTTCACCCTTGGGGCCAAACTGGTTGCCGTAGATGGCGTGACCAAGCAGGTCATGCACTGCGCGGAACTTCTCGTTCTCGTTCAGGCCAGACGCTGGGTCTACGCGGTTCAAGAAGTCGTGCTTGTCACCGCCTTGGTACACATACAGGTGCTTGTTGCCGTGGACATCCGAGGCCATATCCATAGCCCCGTTGTAGTTTCCCTCGCCTGCGCGGTGGTATGAGAAGTTGTAGGGCAGGGCTTTGAACTGGTCGTCGGTCTCTTTTGCAAGTTGGCGGTAAGCCTTCTCCATCAGGTCGTCGTAGTTCTTGGCTCCTGCCTTTTCAAGCACCTCTGGCATCTGCTGGGCATAAGCATCAAAGACCGCAGTCTTGTACTCAGGCGATCCATCTACCGCAAGTTGTTGCGTGCGGCCAATGGCTGATTGCTTAACGAGCGAACTCTCAGGAATGTCAGGAAAAACAAAGTCAGTGCCTTGAGTCTCCTGCGTGTATTTCTTTGCAATGTTCAGCGGCTCGTTTGCAACTGGGTCAGCAATTATTCGACCCACCTCTTCTGACGATAAGAGTTGCGGAGTTTCGCGTCCAGTTGATCCTGCTCCTCCTCCGAGAGGGGCTGGGCTTTGAAGTTCATCCGCTTCTCTAATTCCTCGCGTCTTTGCCTTACTTGTGTCAAGTGTTGTTGGGCTGACTCTGAAAAATGGCCCTTCTTGTTTTGTAGCATATGTTGCTCCTGTTGGCTTCCCTGCCGATGCAGTCTTCGCCTCTGTTGCCAGAGGGGATAGTTTACTCGAACTGATTGCGCTTGATGCTTTATTTAGCAACTCAGGCGCTTTCTTTGCCGCATCTGTTGCTTTCATAGCACCCTTGATCATTGCCGTGGGGCTGGCAAAACTTAATGCGGTTTCCATCATGGGGCGCTCTTCGCCTGATGTCACGCCTGTCTTGTTCATCAGTTCCTTCAGGTGTTCAGACCCAAGGAACGGCTTCTCGCTCCCTGCGCCGACAACATTCAGGCCCATGTTGAAAAGGTCAACGCCTGCGCTCAATGGGTTGTTTGCCAGCACGCCACGATTAAGCAAATCCGTGAGGGCGCGTGGCTTTTTTAGGCTGGACAACTCTTCCTTGCCCTGCTCCTTTGCCGCTTTGGCAAGGTACTCGGCCATCAAGCCAGCCTTGGTTTGCTGGCTTTCGGGTGGTAGGCCAGAACTTTCCTCTGGGGATGCAATACCACCACCGTCAAACTTTTGGGGTTTGCTTACCTTGCCGCCAATTGCTTTGTGCATGGCAAACCGTTTCTGAAAACGCGCCATGTCTTCGGGTGATTCCTCAATGCGTCCACCCTTGGCCTTGTTGATGTCAGGATCATTGAGGTCGTATGTGCCACGGTTGCCTGTGGCTGACTTGATCTGCGTTTCCTTGAAGGGCGCGTAGACCTCTGAGCCGTTCTCAATTGCAATCACGCCATCATGGCCTAGTCGTTTCATCGCGTCGGTTGCCACATTGGACTTCACAAGGTCAAACCCTCTAGGCGTATGCTCACGCTCGTAGCCAGTGGATTTGTACTTGATGGCCTTGGGAATGTCGCCAAGCAACTCATCAACGCCAACACCTAGCGCCTTTGCCACGGCCTTGGCCTCGTCCATGTTCAATTCGCCTGACAGATTCTTGATCAGGTCAGTAGCGTAAAAAGGATTTTCAATTGACAAATGCACGGGCATGATGTTTGCGCCCTCTGGCACATTGGGGTCTTGTTCCCAAGGTCTTTCACGAGTCTTCCAGTACCTGAACTTTTGCGACGCAAAGTCGTTTGCAAACTCTGGATCGTTTGTCATCCACCCAGCGATGTTGGATTTGTTCTCTGTGCGCCTGTCTGCCTTTGGATCAAACCGCTTCACATCTTGATCTGTTGCGTGATACGCCTTGTTCTTGACTTTGCTCTTCTCAAGCATCTTGGCAAGGTTAGCGTCGCGCTCCGCCGCAGGCAATGCCTTACTAGCCAGCGTGGCATCTGCGGCCTTGCTGGCTTTGTCAAAGATGCTCATCATGCCCTTTGCCATCTTACCGCCGTCAACCATGTGGACTGGCTTATCAAAGATGCTTCCGCCACCTGCCATCTTGGGCGCGTCAAAGATGCTGGCTCTCCCACCAGCCGCCATCTTGACTGGCTTGCTTTGCACTCGGCCACCGATGGCCTTGTGCATAGCAAATCGCTTTTGGAATCGGGCCATGTCCTCTTTGGATTCTTCTTTTCTCACAACGCCGCCTTTTTTCTGTCCTGCCTTCTGCATCTTGGTCAACAGCGCCTCGGTCAACTGCACCGTGGGATCGTTCTTGGTGTAGTCCATCAGCGTGACGGGTCGGTTCTTACCCTGCGCGGCCAAGTCAAGCGCCTTCTGCACTTCCCAGTCGCTGTACACATCTCTGATTGGCACGGGGATGTAGTTCACGCCAAGGTCTTCGCCAGTCAAAATCTTGCGGTAGTCGCTGTGCAAGTCAGGGCGGTCGATGACATTACCCTCAAGCCTGAACAGCCTGTTGCCTAAATCGAGCGTGCCAGCGCCAGCCACATTGGGGTCGAGGTTCTTCTCAAGCAAGTCCTCTATAGGCACCGTGCGGCCCTTCTCGCCACCCACACCACGGCCAGCAAAGATGTCAGCCATCAAGCCGCGTTGGTCGTAGGTCGTAACCTTCTGGCGGAAGTTGCGTGAACCCAAGTCAATACCGTTGGGGAAGATTAACTCGCCCTTGTTGTTTACTGCGTTGCTGGCGCGGTCGCTCAACTTCTGTATTTCCTCGTTCGACATATTCTTGCGCTGGTTGGCAAAGATGTCAGCGAACTCACCAAACATGGTGGAGTTGGATTTGTGCTGTTCGAGGCCACCGACCGACGGTGTCCAGATCACCTTGGCACCTGCGGGCACGCCAGCCTTGTTGCGGTTCAGGATACGCGTTGCCATCTTCTGGTCGGTCACGCCTGCCGCCGCCTTGGCATTGGCGTAGTTGGGGTCTACCAACTGAATGCCAGAGAACCCGGGGCCACCCTTCTTGCCCTTGGACAGATCAACCTTCATGCGGTCATAGAAGATCGGCTTCATGTACGCGCCCTCATGCTGGCCGTAAGCCTCCGACGCCTTGATGGGAGGGTTAGCCGCCTCCAGCGCCAGCCTCTTGGCCTCCAGCGCCTGATCTGCCGCACGGCTTGCGTTGCGCACGGCGCTCAATCCGCCTTTGATTACTTTGGTTGGGTCAGCCATGTTGCTCCTTATGCCGCATACGGGTTCACCCGTTTCTGTTGGGTGAACTCCAGATAGTCGTCGTCATTATCAGGGGGTTCAGGGTTGATGTCGAGCCAGTTCATGTCCTTCAGTAACCGAATCGCTTGTGTCGCGCTGTCCACATAGTCGTCATGCGCCGCATCAGGGAAGGCGCATATCTGGGACAGGAAGCCCTCGCACCAGTCCTTCACATAGCCCTTGTGCTTGTCGGACTCAGGAAGCCAGACGCGGCCAGTCGCGAAGATGGACGCGGTGATCTGGAGCCTTTGCATCTTGTCTGCGCGGCCCGGGTTATAGGCCCGCACAGGCAGGTGGGCATAGCGCAACTCCTGAATGAGGGAGATGCCTGCGGCTTTGTCCTCCACGAGGATCAGGTCAGGCCGCTTGGCATCGCGCCCTTCACCATACGACACGCGCCACTCCTCAATGACCTTGGGCTTGAGTTTAGGGAAGG